ATATTCAGTTTTCTTTCTCATCGGGTCTTCTTCTTTAAAATTACGCCTGATGGAAAGAACGTTTTCGGTATTGGAGTCTATTGTTACTATGTAAGGTAACTTAACGCCTGTTTCTTCTCCGTCTTCTCCTACGTCTTCAAAACCTTCTAAGTCAAGATTGCAATGAACTTCATACAAGACACACACTTCGTCACTGTCAGAAGTGGGTTCCATACCTTCCAAGCTTTCTTTTTCGGTATCAAGTGAGGAGTATTGGTCAGTTTCTTCGCCTGGTTGCATGTCAAACTTTTTGTAAAATCCTATTGCTTGCAGTTTGCGAACGTCGTTTTCTGGCATCTTAATCACGTGAGTTATACGTGGGCAAGATTCTAAATCAGTCGTATAGTAAGGGACGATTAAATCTTCTGGAGCTACAAACTTTGAAACAGGTCTTTGTAGGTTTTCATCGTAGTAAACTTTTTTAAATGCAGATCCTGCCAACGGCAGGTAAAAAAGCATTTGGTCTAAATCTTCATCGTATTCTTGCATCACGTGTACGATTTCATAATTCATAAATTCACGTACGCGTTGCGCTTGTTCTTCCATAGCGGAATTGTAAGCACCCACCACTTGAGTTTTAACAGGACCGCCTGCGGGTAATAATTCTTTGTAAGCCTGCGCTTGAAATTGAGTAACGGCTTCTCCCAATAGAGGGTGAGTTACGCCCGAAGCTCCTTCAAATGGTTCAGAACGAGTTTCATCAAACTTCATTCCTAAATACTTTAATCCGTCGGTATAGGTTTTTTCCCAGTCTTCTCTGGACGATCTGTCGTCGTCGATTGAACCCGTTAAGCTTATATAAATACGATCCAATTCACTGTCAGAAATAACGTCGGCTAAGTTTTCATCAAACTCAGAACTCATTTGCGTTTCTGGTTCGGGTCCTAAAATTGCGGAACCGTCTTCTTGTATGGCTACGTCAGATTCTTGCAGTCCTTCCAGAACTTCAATAATTTGATTGTCCATATCATCGGTATCTTGCGCAGTGGTCATATCCAACTCTTCTGGAGCTGAAGCTACGGGATCTGGTGTTTGTCTTTCTATTGCCATTAATAATAAATCCTTTGTCGTACGCCTCTGTCTTCATCTTCGTAATCGGAATCAAGACTTAAAAAGCCACCTTCACGAAAACGCATAATTGCTTGCGTCATAGTATCACATAAATCATCGTGCGCTCCAAATGGAAAAGACGCACACTCTTCTATCATCTCTTCTGCAAACATGCGTTTTGGAGCGTACACCATATCCGATTCAAAGACGGGAGCTACCGAGTGCATGCGCGTGGTCTTATCGTGACCTCGGCTTGGTGAGTAATTAACAACGGGTATTCCCATTCGCCGCAGTTCTTGAGTTAAGGGCGTACCAGACGCTTTGGCCTCAATCAGCACCATATCCGTCTCCCAGTAATTGTACTCACGCATCGCTATTTCTTTAAGTTCAGGAAAGTCCCATCGCCCTCTTTGAGAGTCCAAAAGAATAATACAATCGGGTGAGTCATCCGTAGGACGAAACACACCCCACGTAGAGATGGCTGAGAAGTCAGCAGATTCCTTTTTAGAAAACGCGGTATCGTACGATTGCATAATGTAGTCTACGTTTGGCAAAGAATCTTTTTCCCAACGTTGCCACCATTCACGTTTAATAATAGAACCCTCTTCAGCCGTAGGGTTTTGCATCCACTGAGCGTTCCATTTCATACCAGGCAACGACGCCTTTACTTTGAGCAATTCGTCTTGCGGCCAGAATTCAGGCCAGAGCGGTTTCTCCGTATCTGGGAATATGGCTGGAAACTCTATTACTTCCCATTGATCGGCTAACGGTTCTTTCTGAGACTCCATTAACTTAGCGGTTAGATCAATAGCACTCCAACGCGTCATCACTATAACGATGGCACCGTTTGGTTGTAAACGTTGACGAGGACCAGAGGTGTACCATTCGTACGCTGATTCTAAAGCCGTAGGACTGAGAGCGTCTTGCTCGGAATGGGGATCGTCAATAATCAATAAATCGGCACCACGTCCCGTTACCGCTCCGCCTACACCTGCGGCAAAATACTCGCCACCTTTGTTGGTTTCCCAACGTCCCGCAGATTTGTTGTCGGATTGCAGTTTAACTTCAGGAAATATTTTTTTGTATTCCTCTTGATCCATCAAGTTACGCACTTTACGACCAAATCGTACAGCCAACTCCCCCGTATGCGTGGTTTGCATTATCTTCATCTTGGGTTTGAGTCCCATTATATAAGATGGGAAGAACGTAGAAGCAAACTCAGACTTGGTATGACGAGGAGGCATGTTAACGATCAACCGCTTGCACTTACCGTCTACAACGTCTTGTAGCTTTTGGGCGAAGACCTTATGGTGGCGCCCGCATATAAACTCAGGCCAGATGTGTTCTACGTAATTTAAGAAGCTGGCTTGACACTTTTCCTGTACGGCGTAGTTGTTTAGCTTTTCTTTTAACATCAGAGCTTCTTTCAGCTCTGTCTCCGTTAGACTGGATAGGTTCATATATTAAAACCCTTAGTTTTTAAGCCATTTGCGAAAGTTCTGCCTGTATAGGATCTTGTTGTTGGCCTTGCATCTTTTCCATTACCATTTGAAAAACTATTTGTATGTCTTCTTCGTCCATATCCATTTGTTGTAGCGCAGCTATAATTTCTTCTTCGCTTGCACCTGACTGAATCATTTTCATAACCATCATAACAACTTCATTTAACATCTCGACTTCAGGCTTTACGCTGTCAATCTGTTGCAACGCTTGGTCTACTTCATCTGTTCCACGTGAAACATCACCACCCTCTGCGAACACGCCCCTTCCTCTTAATATATCTGCTTGAGTCACTTTACCGTCTCCTGTTAAATCTGGGAACTTAGATACTTCGTCGCCTTTGGCAAACATAGACATTTCACCCATAGCTCTATCTATATCAGACATACTGCGTCCTGATTCACGCATCGGAGGTGCTGCTAAGGGAAAATAATCTGGTTCTTTAGGAATTTGAAATTCATCTTCCATCATAGGATCTTGTTCCATTGGTAGCATCGGAGGTGTAGGAGGCCCACCTGGCATCATAAGTCCTGAATCCACTTCAGATTGGTAACCTTGAACAACTCTATCAACAAATTCTTGAATAGGAGCTTTAATTTCGTTAGCGACTTCAGTAGCTTCGTCTACAACTGCTTGTATTCCTTTTCCAATTTGAGCAGCAGCCTTACCTATTTGTTCTGGATCAAATCCAGTTTGTCTGCCTATTTCAAAAAGTCCTAGTCCACCTGCTGCTACTAATCCAGCTATACCACCTCTAGATAACGTACCCATCCTAGATAAAGTTTGAGTTGGTAATAAACCACTTCTAGGTGAAGCCATAGTCCCTACTGGGGGCCTGCCACTGCCTGTTAATACTTTGTCTGCAACCCCTGTCATACGTCCAGGTATATTTCTTCCTGTTACGCTTTGCCCTACATTTTTCATACGACCAGGCATATCACGTTGAACATTTGGTCCTACTGTTCCAGGTCTTCTACCAGAAGATACTTCATCACCTGCTGCGTACATTTGGTTATACATATTCATTCTGTTCATATTCTTATCCTCTTATCCTCTTATCTAAATCTGTTTAATAATAACTGAATTCTATTAACCTCGCCACCCTGGTTCATTTGCGCTTGAAATTTTCTAGGATCCATTTGCGGAGGTCTGTTTAAGTTTAAAGTTGGAGCCGTTGTTGTTGGTGTGTTTATTTTTTGAACACTTTCAACGTTTGGCTGCATGTAATTTGGTATGCCTGCAAACCCTAACGGTATCGGTGTGTTTTGAAGTGCAGATAAATTAATCTCAGACGTATCAATCTTAGACATATCAATAGGTTCAACTGGAGGAGGTGCAACTACTGGAGTTTGTTGTACTACTGGAGGAGGAGGTGCAACAATCGCTTCGTTAGCCATACCAATTGCTCTTTCATCTTCAAATCCCATATAGTTAGGGTTGTACGCGTTTTCAGGTTTGATGTAATCGGAAGGAGTCATTTCTGTTACAGCGGGCAGTTCGCTTACGGGTGCTGTCTCATCAACGACTGGAGCTGCACCTAACGTGTCTAGTTGTCCTTGTAAGTCGGATATTGTCTTGCCGTATTCGGTTTCTAACGCTGCTTTCTGTCCTTCTAGCGCTGTAGCCTGTTCGTCGGCTGCTGTAGCTCTGATAACGTCCTGATTGGCAACGGCGTCGTCCCTTTCCAACGTTAACGCGTCTATACTGCTTTGTAAGCCAACGATATTGTTTTCCAGTTCGGATATGTTTCCTTGGAGTCCTTCACGCTCTACGCCGAACTTGTCCTCTAATTCTGTAACGATCTGTTGCCTTTCAGACAACAACTCCTGTTCTCTGGTTTCAATCGCTAACAATTGTTGTTCTGCGTCTTCTGCTCTGATTGTATCTTGTTGAGCAACGGCTTGTTGGTAGTTGTTGGTCAAATCCACCTTAACTTGTCGCAGTTGTTGTATTTCTGCTTCAGCATTTTGTATGGCCGTCTCTAAAGTATTGCGGAAATTTCTGTCCTCTAAGATTCCTTGCGGTCTGGTTGGCCTAACAATAGGTTCTTCACCAAATATATCAT